AGACGACCAACCATTCTGGCACTTTCCGCGACAAGTTGTGTCTTTGGATTAAACGGATCTTTTTCATCAAATTCACTTCCGGTTTGTTCTAATAACAATCCGCGTTCTTTCAGTTGTTCTCCGAGCCTCATAATCTCACTATATGAATCATCAGAAGCTGTTAAGATATTGGCTTTTGAGACATGAAAATATAGATCTTTTGTACGTTCAACGCCATTGAAGTCGGTAAATTTAATTGTTTGTTTTAACATACTTTAATTTCTCCTTTTTAGATTAAAATATAGGCCCCAAAGTATTAGTTTGGGGCCATTGTATTACCAGTTAAACTGCTAAACAGCGGTTAACAAAGTAATAATTTCATCTGGTAATGGTAAGTTCGGCTCAGTTGTAGTATCACCAAACAATTCTTTTTCAAGCAAAGCCAATTTTGCGGCATTTGCTTTTGTACTATCAATAACTAATGTTGCTGTAGGTTTGTGGCCCGTCACAGGAACAGGGGTTGTTGAAAGTTCCCAACTGAAAGTAATGGCTTCTGGGGTTTCATTAATAGTGCTGTACGCTTTCTCTGAGGGAGAAGCCTGAGCACCATAAATAATGTGAATCTTATAACCAAGATCATTACCTTCAACATCATTACCAAGAACCGTTACATAAACCAAACCAAATTTGGTTCTTGATTGTTGACCAATAAATGCACCAACTACAGCTTCAACAGATCCGTCACATGCTGCAAATTCATCTGGATAAGTGAAAGCTTCAATAGTTGCAGCAAATTCTTCTGCGCCAACAAGCGATAAATACTTAATATTATCCGCATAAAATGGAGTAGCCTCCGCTCCTGAGGGTGATTCTGAAACGGCTGTTAAACCATTCCAGGCAACCCCAAGAGGATATGCGCCCAAAGCGTCCATAGGATATAGAACGCCCTTACTAACACCGGTTTCGTAAAAACGTTCACCGATTGCATCCCAAACTAATGCTACCATAATAATTAACTCCTTTAGTAGTATAAAATGAATGTAAAATGATGTAGATTATCAGCAACAAAATGCCTATCAAAACTGCAATACTCGAGATTCATTAAAGAATTTGGAATCTCGGATTCTGGATTTTTATCTATAATGGTCACAGTATAACGCGTTTTGTTCTTATACTTAATAGAATCAGCATATGATGTATTAATTGTATCCAAAAAATATGTTATGCATGGATAGGTCATCTTTATCGATGCTGGGGGTTGAAAGTAAACATAACTACTACCTAACAATATTACTAAAATATCATGTAATGCGCGTCGTTTCGTTGAACCAAACTCATCCATTATAGACCTCGCCCAATTTTAAAATCAAGCGCGGACGTGCAATTTCAATAGTTGATACTTTCCATTTAACGCCCTGCCATATCACATATTTAATTGTTTCAAGATTTGCATACGCAAATATATCGCCAATTATACTTATTTGATTTGCTATTACAAGATTATCATTTAGATTATCAGTTGCTTCCCAGCGTCTCGAGTTTTGTAAAATATCGCCACGATATATGCGTTCTACAACATCATCTTCAAATACTCCCGGAGATACCTGTTTTGAAGTAACATAACCAACTTTACCATAAAATTTTGCCATAATATCTCCAGTCATAAAAGAGGGGTCAGTTTCCTAACCCCTCAAAATATCAATTAGCCAGATTAAACGGATGTATCTTCAGTCCAAATAACCAAAGCTGAATGTGGAACAGTTAATGCACCAGAGATACGAGTTTCGATTAAGTATTTATATTGATTGTAATCGATATCGAAATCATCCATCATTGTTAATGCACCACCTTTATCGGCACCCAGGGAATAATCAGCCATGTTAACAACCACACCAGCTAACCAACTTTTAGCAAAGACAGCAGTACTTGGGTTCGGAAAAGCATCCATGGTTGGAACTTCAACAACTTCTTTTACACGCAAAGCAGCTGCTAAATCGCTTTCGTTCTGGTATAAGCGACGACCGGTTGTATCCTTGAGTAACAACATGTTGCTCAGAATATCAGGAGTTGTGAAGAATGTGGGGGTACCACTACCCTGGTAATCTTTACGACCCATAACGATTGCATCAATCAATTCGGCGGTTGTTGGTGCTGTATTAGCACCAGTTGCTTCAACATTTACAGGAACTGCATATAAGGCAGCGTCCAGAGCAATTGGGCGAATTTTGGTTTCGATAATTTTATCATCGCTTGCAACAGAGCGGCCATCGGAATGTAACATTGCACGAGCAATTTCCTCTTCCAACATAACACGCATTTCATTGCGTAACCAAACAATTACATCAAAATCGGTAATATCGATCAAGTCATCGCGATCAATTTTCTGTTTCTTGTAGACGGTTTGCGGATCGGTTGTGCGTTTGAGAATAGCGATAACTTCTTCAGCTTTCTCATTTCCTTTAACATAACCCATTGCCCGAGCGGTTTCCGGTGTCAAATCTGCAACAAGAGTCTTAATTTTGGAAAAGGGAACGTGTTTGGCAGCCCCAAAGACCTTGCCTACCCACTCCATTCGTCGTGAAAGGAATTGTGGGGTTGGAGAAGTTCCACGATAACCATCGGGGAACAAATATCCAATATCAGTAATTGAATGTTGTAAAGCTTTGTCTTCCTCATTGCCCTCATAAGCCATATAGGCATCCTGAATTGAATCAAAGCCATGGGCCAGGAACGCATTTTTCAGGCTAGCCTGTGAGCGCTGAGCATCGGCCAGGATCTCGCGCAGTTCGTCACGTGTTAATTTGTGCATAAGATTTTCTCCTTCAGTAACAGATTTGTCAAAAACGTTTTTTTTCATATCAGAATCTCCTTCAATAGATGTTTGTTTAACTTCGGTTGTTTCCTCTTCTTCGTCTTCGTTTTGAAGTTCGGAAGCTTGTTTCATCGCTTCAGCAATCATAGCATAAACAACTATTTTTTGCTGGTCATTAAATGTGTCAAAAATTTCTGCAACGGTTGGATCATCGGCCGCATCCTTTTCCTCAGAATCGGTTTTATTCTCAGCATGATAAATCTCCAACTCATCTTGAGATGAAATAATTGCTTCTGTTTCATCTTCAACAATTGATCCATCACCATGTTGAAATGCGATATTATCAATATATGCTCCAGCATTTGCGCCAGCAATGACAAGACTCACTTCTCTAATGACACCGTGCACGACATTCTTTGCCTTTTCAACAAGTGAATTGGCATAGATTGATAGCGCTTTGATGTCTCCATGTTTAATGGCTTCTTTAGCATCTTGTGCTGCAGGAGACTCATTAAATGAACAATATGCATATACGCCATCTTTACGATTTTCAAGCACTGCATGTCCAAGAATATTACTTGGCTCATTGTGCAAATGTTGCCAAACTAATGGAACGGTCTGGCCATCGTTATCTTGAAAAGCATCTGGAAGAATAGTCCGTCCATCGGTGCATTTCAAGCCGACTCTAGTTGCGTAACCACTAAAGTCATATGAACCTTTTTTAGCCATAATTTTTATAACTCCTTCTATTTTGAATTTTCATCTAGGTCTTCACCATCTTCCTCGGCAATGTCTTCTGTCGGCGCTTCCAATTGAGGATTTGCCTGATAATTTGGTTGATCTTGCTGCGGCATGTTCTTGTTACGCAGCTCATCCGCTTGAGGAGCAGTGGATGGTTTTAGTCCAAGAACAGATCGAACTTCATTAGATGTTAATATTTCATTACGTGTAAATCCATCAGCCATATCAGCTAATTCATTTGCTGGAATCAAACGCAGAACATCTTTGAATCCCATTATTCTTTGCCCTTGAGTTCGTGCTGTTTTTGTCAGGAACTTTCTACGCATTTCATCGGTAACACTTGTTACCAGGGGTTCAATAGTTCGATTATAATAATTCATCATCTTAGATTCGCTTGCTGTTCCATCAAACACATCTGCCGAAATCCCAAGTTGACTATACAGCAGATTAGTTAAATAAGTTATCTGCTCAAGCAAATTGTTTTCGGAAGGTCTGTTTAATTGTGTAATTCGTTCTGTGCCATCAGTATAAGCAATTCCGTACTTACTTCCACTTAACTGACGCTCAATAGCTAACCGACGTTCTTCGGCTTGCTTTTGCCTTGCTTCGGTTTTAATAACATATGGTAATTGAATAATTAAATCAAGTTTTCCACTCCCACTCTGCTCATCAACAGCATCTAGTAAAATTAATTTACGAATTAATCGACGAAGAGTACCATTTGGTTCATTCATAACTGCATAATGTGGATTTTCAATAATACCAACAATAGCTTTAGGTAATGTTATTTCTTCCCTGATTCCTTTATTATCATTGTATGCTTCAATCCGAACGTGGTTTGGATACCAAGCCATGACCTTTCCAGTTCGTAAAGATAAAATATCAAAGCCACCGGTCGAGATTGGAGATATTGTTGTATCCGTTGGAATAATCGCAACTGAACCTTCGTCAAACATACTCAAAATAACATCTTGTAAAAATGATCGATGGGTCTGGTCTTTATTTGCTTCAATTGTTAAACAATTGTTTAAGCCGGTATTCAAAGTTTCTAAATAACGATTCTGATCGTCAACTCGAACATGAGCCAAATCATACGAAGCAACATCTAACGCGATACGATTATAAATGGCCGTTAATATGGTCTTTTCGTTGCCTCCAGAAAAGCGAGGAGTTGATGGACCAACAGATGAATAATATCCAAGATCCCGATATGTATACTCTTCATCAGAGACCCCGCGAAATGCATTCCATGCCTTCCGCATTCTATAACTAATTGGTTGGGCCATAGATTAGCCTCCTTTTCTGATTACTTTTTCATATATGTATCCTACTTTCTTGTTAATTCGTATTGCAAATATTAGAATCATCATATCACCCAATAATTGTCTTCGGAACTTTAACAAGTGTTGTAGCAATGGCATCAAGAATATCACCAGGATTCGTCTTCATTGCCGCTTTAGCTAACTTGGCCCCAATTATACCAGCCATTGAACCGAGAGCAATTCCGCCATATTTACTCATAAAATTTTTAGTTGCTTTTATACCTGGAGTAATATCGTCTTCTTGAAGATCTTTAAATCGCTTTTCTTTCTGTAGACGATTAATTCGTTTATCAAGATCCTCATCGGAAAGACTTCGACGATTTTTCAATGCAGATTTCCGATCTTTTTTAATATTAGAACCACTCGATTCACCTTTACGAATACCCCATTTCATACCGCTAACGCCATAATGTTTTAGATCATCACTCTGTTTATTCTGCTTCATCGTCGTCGCCCTCATCTTCCTCAGCTAATGCGGCAAGATCTTCCTCATTGACTTCAAAGAATTCGGCTGGAAATTTAAATCCGGTTACAAAATTATCACTATCAAATTCTGTTTCAAGTACCCAACTTCGTTCATTTGCTTTTGCATGTTGCAGCGCTGAATGTTCTAAATCAGTTACCTGCGTTAATTGAAAGTCTGGTAAAAAATCATTAAAGCCTTCAATCTGGGTTATTTTATAATTTGTTCCCGCAAGATGCTTGGTGGCAACACTATTTAAAATATCCTCCGTCTTTTTTGTCATTGCTTTAGAATATTCTTCGGCTTGGTCATCATTCCACTTTAATTTACTACCATATTTAGCCTTATATTCCTTATTAATACTATCCCAGGGTTTTTGTGCTTCCATTTCTTTATCAAAGTCTTTGACAATTTTATTACTTAAAGCTTTCTTTTCCTTCTTCATAACCTTTACTGGATCTGCAGCATCTTGTTTTTGTTTATTAACAAATTTCGCACCCCAATATGGTCCAAGTGCCATCCCAATGGCAAACTTTTTACCGGTGGGCATACCTTTAGTTGCCTCGTGCCAATCTTCTTCGACACTCTTTTTACCAGAAGCCCCTTTTGATCCACTAGAATTACCGCCTTCAGAATCACTAGCCTTACGAACGCCCCATTTCATACCAAGTACACCAAAATGGGCTAACACTGATTCCTCATCATCAGAATGAATAAGTGAATTAACTCGACGAAGATCTGTACTACCTTTCATACTATTACTCATGTTTACCTCCTTTCTTTAAATATACTACACTATTCTGTAATTTAAAAATACGATTGGATGTATTGTCCATTATACCTCCTATTCAAATGCTTCTTTGTTTAATTTATATGCAACATAAGCATCTAGAAGGGCGGCAACAGAATCAATCTTTTCCGCATGCCTTTTCTTTAATAGCTTTCTATTGCCATTAGTATCTTCCATTGTAACACAATTGCCCATAGTAAATGAAAATAGTTCTTGATCGAATATTAACATCCTTTCTTCACTAAGCTTTTTAAGTTCACCAAGAGGAACTGATTCTGTCTTTGCACCTTGAATTACCTTTTCAATACCGAAAGGTCCATTTTCTCGTTCCCATCGTTCAACAAATTCTCGAGCATTATATGGATCAAACCCAAATGCTCTTATATCATACTGTTGATCGATAATAAACTTATCAAGATCTTCATAAACATCCATCATATCCAAAACAGCTCCGTCTAAAACCATTAGTGATGCCTCTTCAATAAATTCATCATACTTGGCTCTCATCGCCCCTGGTAACTTCATTAAGGTTAAACTTGAAATATAACATCTGGTTTTTATACCATATTCTCCTCGAGAAAGAGGAAACAAAAATGTAAAAGCACAGAAATCATCACCTTGTGAAAGATCTCCGCCAAGGGCACAGGGAAGTTGCCAAAAATTTCGACGACGATGTGGTAAGGTTTCTTCATAAGTAAAGAAGTATGTATAACCTTCCATTGGTATACCAAAGCGCTTTGCGAGAATATCATTCCGTGTTGCAGGAGCTTTTTCAGCTCTTTCAACATCTAGTTGATATGCCTCATATGTTACAGTTCTTCCAAGATTTGGATTGGCTTTTAACCACATCCGTGGATCTTCAACTTCTTTGATATCATCAAGTCTGTAATACCAAATCGAGACATGTGGATTAATGTACTCGCCTTTTAAAATGTCCAAAAGTTCCATTTTGATTGTATCACCACTGCTATTTCTAACAGTCCCTTCGGAACTCACAGCAACAATTAAATAATCATCTAATTTGCTTGCGCCTTGTTCAATGGCCCCAACAACGTCTTCTCTAATGTCTCCCGATAACCATTCATCTATCGTTGTTATCTTTGGGCGAAGACCCTGCAACTTATCTATAGACATTGGGCGAATTTCTAATAAAGAACCAGTTAGAAAGTTTTCAATACCACGTTTTGTAGATGATAATTTTACTCTATTGGCTTTATTACCAGTAGTATTATGTATTGAACCTTCGGTCAAAAACTTAAACAGTGGACCGCGAGCTCGAGTAATAGCAGTTCGAATTGGTGACAATACTTCTTCGCTTTGCTTCATGGTTGGGGCGGTTGTAATCTGATGGGTTGTTGAAGTATCAACACTCAAAAAGAAGTTTTGAATAGCGCTTGCATACATCGATTTCGCGGCACCACGGGCAATGATTAAATATTGCTTATTTATAAGTCTCTTTTTAATCATTCGTGTTACATAACGTCCGCCACTACCATCAGCATTTGGTTCGTATACACTTCTTTCAATAAAGTAATACCATCCAAATATTTGTTCAGCCCATAGCTTAAAAGTATCTAACAAATGAAGGTCCGCACCATCTGTTAAAGTTAATTCCTCTTCACAGAAAGCAACAAAACCTTCAACAGCATCTGAATCATAGTAAATTGATGGATTTCTCACTAACTCATCAATGCGATTCATTTCCAATGCGATTTCTTTACAAACTGGTATCTGACCTCGCAACACGGATTCTCGAAACGCTTTATAATAAATTGGAGTTGCCGTGTTTGATAGTGTCATAATATTTACGGCTTAATCTTTTCGAGGATAGACATATAACCATCATCATAGATTGTATGCATATCCGAAGTTTTGGTATCAAATAACCTGGATCCCCAACTATCCATACGCGCTTCAGTTTCTCGTCTTGTTTTAACAACGTCAACTAATTTTTTTGTACCTATTCCAACAGCTACTCGTCCGGCAAGCAATCCGCCTCGAATACCTAAAGAAATTGCATGTTCTGGAGTAAATCCATCATATTGCTTTTTTGTTGGATCGCGTTTACCTTCATCTGTATAACGTTTTAAAGCATTGTTTGAATTTATTTCTTTAATCCCATAGGTTGTTGCTGCCTTAACCACAAGATTTACTGCCCATTTAGGATCTTTAAAATCTGGAGGTTTTCCCTGAGTAGCCATCGAGCCAAGCATATCAAGTGCAATAGTATTTGCCATAGCCCCAAACATCTTTTCTGGAACGGTTTTAGAAGCCCAATTTGCATTTGCAAAATCAGAAGCTGCTCCCATACTATCTTGAGTACTTATATTCTTTGTAATTTTTTTGGCCTTTGCACGTCTAGCATCCGCAGAACCATCATTACGAATACCCCATTTCATACCTCGAATACCATAATGAGTAATTACCCGTTGATCATCTTTAACTATCATGCCGCCTCCTTTCTTTAAATATCATTAATTCGTTTAATTACATTACTATTTAAAACTGCTTGAAGACCAAAATCTTTATGCCAAATAAAAGCTTGGGCTAATCTCGTGCTTCCAACAAATCCGTTGTCCGTATGCCAGGCATCATTTGCAGTTATAGCACCAATTCGTCGAAAACCAATACCATTCACTGTTGTTAACATTTCTGTATGTAAATGTCCCAAATGAAATTCGCGAAATATAGATTTGCCCCATAACTCGGGAGCTTCAATTTGCATTAATCCTTGCAAACGTTTTCCCTCTTGTTCTCCGTGAGAATAGCCAATAAGATTTTTACCAAACAATCTATATTTTCGTGAAGTTGCCGTTAAATCAACTGTAACGCTATCTGTTTTCGAATAACGTTGAGCAAGTCCAACAACAGCCGCATAACTTAACATACGATCATGATTTCCAGGAGTCCATAATATCTCAACCGGTGCAATTTTACGTAGTTTTTCAATACTCCAAACCAACATATCAACACCTTTTCGAAACATTTTCTGCCAACGGGTGTCAGTTGTTAATTGTGTTCCATTTGTTGTTGTTGCCTTTGGTGTATCATAGTGGAACAAATCTTGTCCGATCGGAAATATGATTTGTTCAAACTTACCAAATTTTAAAGCTTTTTCAATTAGATCTTCTATTGTACTAACCCATAAGTATTCCGCAACTTTAAGATCATAATCGGCCCCGCTTTCTTCCCACCATGCTAATTTACCAAAGTGGGCATCCATCATTGGTAATTCAAATAATAAACTATCTGATGTTGGGGCTTTGTATTTGATTGTATCAAGACTAGCTGGTTCAAGCTCTTTAAAAGCTTCAAGGACCTGAGGAAATGTAAGATTTCCGCCAGTTGGTTTAACTCGTAAAGAAACTGAACATTTCCTATTCTGGACAGTGTGTGGTTGCGATGATTTGACAACTATACCATCAATTATTTCTGAATTGTCAAGTTTCATCGTTGTATCCCATGAACCCTTTTCAACTGTATAACTTAAAACTTCCCATAGCATTGGATCTAATCCCATCTTTGCCATAACAGCATGTGGGCTAGATGCTTCTTCATCGGTTAAATAAATATCCTGTTGAATCGTCGTACTTTTATCTTTGTTTACTTTAAATGTAACCCCTTCAGTTGTTTTTTCTTTATGTTCCTCAATATCATGTTGTATCTCTGGTTCTAGTTGTACAATTTTATTAAATTTATTAATGTGTAATTTTATACCAGCTAAATATAGAGCGGCATTATGATAAGAAAGATGCTTTCCATAAATTCTTTCTAATTTATGTTGAGCGTTTCCGGGTCCATTTAAAATATCGTTAATGATTGAATTCACCAAAGAAATCTCCTTTTATGTAGTTGGTTTATGATGTTGTGAAATATATTCGAGATTCCTATTAATAACTGGACCCCATGATAGAATAGAGAAATTTGAAATCATCTTCTTATCATAAGCCAAAAGGCATACTATTTGATCGCTTGGGGTCCAGATTCTAATCCGAATATCTTTTCTATTCTCCTTTAAAATTAACCTATCCATTAAGAAGAATCTCCTTATCAAAGAGACTATTCAGATTTTTGATCACTAAATGAATATCCAATAACCGGAATTCCCTTGGTAAGTTTATAGGCCAATTTACTGCTAAGCAGTTGTAGTAGATAACCTAAAGCTGTTACAATAAAACCAAGAAGTAAATTTACAGCATTCCAATCAACATGAACATTAAATAACAACGTTGCTGAAACTCCAATAAAGGCAAGAAGATTTAAACCCTTAACCCATTTATCGCTTGTTCCATCTTTAACAACATTAAAGCGTTTAAGAAGATTGACAATCACGGAAATTAACCCACCAAGACTGCCAAGTCCTGCTAAAATACCTAAAGCCTCACTAAACATATAACTCTCCTTTAATACTATTACTTTTTATCAACGATTTTAATTGTCATCATTCTTTTCTCAATGCGAGGAGGATCATTCGATGTTTCTACCTGGCATGTCAATATATAAGAATTTCCTAGAATACCACCAGTAACCCAGGCAGTAACCTGACCTAGACTTTGCATAACTAAAATTACACTTAATTCGGCTGGATTTGATGAAACCACATCATAATTAACAATCGTTTCATTCTCTTCTAGCCAGGGATCTTCATCCAGATCATCTGTATAGTTCCAATCAAATGTAAAATCAAGTTGGGTACTACCAGGAAGTTTTGTAAAAATTGGTATATCCATTTACACCTCTTATTCATTAATTATTCGAAGAGTTCGATCTTCAAACATAATTTTTGTTGATCTATCTTCAAATATAATTGGTATTAATCTATCTTCCGCCATAATCTTAATGGTTCTAACAACTGGAGCAATGTCAAAAGGCGTTATAAATCCAGCAATATCAAAAGTAGAATCGATTAAAATATCCGCATAACCTTCATAAATTCCTTGCGTAGTTATAAATCCATTTACAAACAAGTTTGAATCTATACTAATATTAGCCGATCCATAATGTGTTGGATGTATCACATAACCATTAACAAGAACTTCTGAAGTTACAAATATTATACTAGATCCCTCATATGTTGGATGAGTGACTGATCCATTAACTGTTAATTCGGATAAAATCAGAATATCAGAAGCACCATCTTTGAAACTCAATGATTCAACTGATCCGCTAACTGTTAATTCAGAGGAGATTGTAACGGCTGCTGTACCCTCATGCGTTGGATGCGTTACTAAGCCAATAACCGTTAACTCAGAGGAAACTGAAATATCGCTGGCACCTTCATGAGTTGGATGCGTTACTAAGCCAATAACCGTTAACTCAGAGGAAACTGAAATATCAGTGGAAGCATCCTTATACCCAGGAGCTTCAACATAACCACTAACTGTTAAGTCTGATGAAACTGAAATATCGCTGGCACCTTCATGTATTGGATGAGCGACTGATCCACTAACTGTTAATTCTGATGAAGCGGCGATAGCAGCGGCACCTTCATGTGTTGGATGAGCGACTGATCCATTAACTGTTAAGTCGGATAAAGCAGTTATAGCAGCGGCACCTTCATGTGTTGGATGAGCGACTGATCCGCTAAGGCTTAACTCAGAAGACACTAAAATATTACTTGAACCTTCATGAGTTGGATGAGCGACTGATCCGCTAATGGTTAATTCGGATGAGACTAGAATATCTGTGGAACCATCTTTGAAACTCAATGATTCAACTGATCCGCTAACCGTTAACTCTGATGAAACTGAAATATCACTTACACCTTCATGTGTTGGATGAGCGACCGATCCGCTAACTGTTAATTCAGATGTGACCGAAATATCACTCACACCTTCATGTGTTGGATGAGTGACCGATCCGCTAACTGTTAACTCAGAGGAAACCGAAATATCGCCGACACCTTCATGTGTTGGATGAGCAACTGATCCACTAACTGTTAACTCAGAGGAAACTGAAATATTACTTGCACCCTCATGTGTGGTTGTACTACCAACCGATCCGCTAACTGTTAACTCAGAGGAAACCGAAATATCACTTGCACCTTCATGTGTTGGATGAGCAACTGATCCACTAACTGTTAATTCTGATGAAGCGGCGATAGCAGCGGCACCTTCATGTGTTATGGTTGTTGTTTTAATAACTGTTAATGAGGGAGTTACAGTATAAACATTTAAAGGTGCCCCGCCAGAAGTATATACCCTAAATGAAATTGTATTTCCATTAAACACGGTATTACTATCTATTTGAAGACAATATTCATACTCAGTCTCAGTATTCCAAAGTCCAATAAGTCCAACAGATCCATTAGAATCAAACTGACCCGTAACAAATGTCAATGTTCCAAGTTGTTGTGTTGTAGCGGCACCATCAGCGACAAATGACGAGTTTACAAGTTTTACATAATTTGAAGATGTAGTAACTGGAAAATAACTTCCACCACTATAGGAGGCATATAAAACCCTCTCGTTCGAATCATTCTTGTTATTAACTTCTCCAACCACAAATCTTAAACGAAATGTTTCATCAACATTCTTCGAAATTGGCGTATTAGCAGCCGCAATCCAAGTTGCTCCAGTCTCATTACCATTATCATTTCTAAATCTATATGCTTTTTGAACAACTGATGCGGTTGCCATGAATTACCTCCTTAACTCATTAAATCTCTATAGTCAAGAGCATCATTTATAATCTTGCTATATGATTCATCATTAATGGTTCTTCCAGAAAGCAAATATCCTTTATGCATCATCCAATCTAATGCTCCATAAAGATCAACACCAATCCATTGCCCATTATCAAAAATATAATAATCATCGCCAGAAGCTAAAAACGTCCCACCAAATGGAGTGTGTTGAACTATGGCTTGAATTCCGATTGTTTCTTTTGGTTGTGCGTCACTATGAGATCCATCAGCATAATAAAATCTTGGAAATTTCTTATCCATATCCAACTCCTATAAAAGAAAATATAGGGAGCCGAAGCTCCCGTCCTTAACTTAGAGTTAGATCTACTTCACCAGCACTAAATCGGAAAATATCGTTTGTATAAACCGTCCGATTAATCGTGAGAGTTTTAAAGAAGTATAAAGATCCGGCAGTTACTGCACTACGAATAGCCATACCAACAACTGTTCCCCAATCTGCTGTTGCTGTTGGATATGTTTCCGTATTTACATTTTGTGTATGTCCATCAGTAGCACCCGGCGCAGCCCACTCTGCTGAACCAAAACATTGTTGTCTAGCGTATGATCCACCAGAAACCTCAACACCACCAGAATCTCCCGCATCGGGCATTGTTGTATATAAGGCTAAATATGCATTGGTTGGTTGAGTAAATGATGCGCCATTAAGAATGTGGTCCAGCATTTCATTAGCCAGGAAATATGAAACGTTTGTTCCTAATGTTATCACAAGATTTCCAGCACCAATTGAAAGGGTATCAAGAGTATTAACTGTAAGGGGTGCACCAAACGACCCATAGAATAGTAAATTTCCACCACTCACAGCATCAAAAATTCCAACAGCCGCAACATCACCCCAATTGGCAGTTGCAGTAATAAACGAAATTATAGCCGAATTTGCTACCGATCCATTTGCTGGGGTTCCAAAGGCACCCGTTAATTGTTTGCGAACATAGGATCCACCGGAGACCTCGACACCACCACCAGCGTCTGCTGGCGAGGTTGTAAATAAAGCAAGATAAACACTTGCTGGGGCAGGAAAAGATCCTTGACGTAAAATGTAATCAATAAATTTTCCCTCTAAATAATCTGACATAACCGCAGTTGTCATTATTGAACTCCTTTAAAATAATTTATGTTTAAACATTTGGAAAAACTTTATTCCAAAGAGCGATGACTTTTTCTGTTAATTCTTCGTTTGTCATTGGGACTGATGGTATTGAAATGACACTTCCATCAGAAACCCAACGACTCTCTAAATGAGAAAAAGTTCTAAATTCATCTAATGGTCGTCTTGAAACATTAACATCCAAATAATCCGCTGCAAATCCCAACTCTTTTCCGATTCCGGTGTTTGCCCCTATCTGCCACATTTCATAATCTTTTCTTGATGGTGGAAGACTTGGAGTGCGTACTCCTCCAAAAATATCTTTTAGGTGTTGGAGGAGTTGCGGGACATAATAACTTGATACTTCCCATTTCGACCAAGGATATTGGGCATGATGGTACATAAATTGATCAAAGTCGTAATAATAATCAAACCAATCGGAATAATCATATCGATTTGAATAAAATTTAATTCTTTTATCTGGGAAATCTTTTTGGAGTTGTTGCATAAAGCGATATGCAGATAATGCAAAGGCACTTGACTTTTCATTAAATATTTTTTCTCCATCAAGTGTTAACCATTCAAAAGCAAGTCCATCGATAGCTTTCATAAATTTATCATACTGAGCCGTCCAACTTGAATGACTAGAAAGATAATGATAAAAATCTCGAACAATATGTGGATGCTCTTCAAGCTCAGCATAAAAGGTATCTAAAGCTGGATCAATATAAATTGTTCCATCTGAAACTCCCGATGATGCACGAACCATACAATAATCGATTATCTCAAGTGTTTTTGTAAATTCTGCTTGATCAAAATCAGCTGCACCATTATAGCGCGAAACATCAATCCCGGTTGCAAGACCAGAGCCAACAATAATATCAAGTATTGATTTGATAGTACTATCCATTAAATAATCTCCTCATCTTCAGCAGCTTCTGCCGCGGCTTCAGCCGTTAATGTATATGGTTCTTTTTGAAGTTGTAGTCGCCATTCTAATTCTTGAATCTGCTTTTCAAAAGCACCAATCAAGAAAGAATTTTGTGGAGGATCAAACAATAGTCTAGTACGAATATAGACATAGGGTTTAACCGCTTCAAGATCTGTTGCTAAATCAAGAAACTCACTCCACTCGGTATCCGAATCTGTCATCGAAAATGTTTCACTTGGTCCAACACCCAATTGATTAAGTGTTAGAAAAACTGAATTAATATGCATAATCAATTCTTCATCAAAAGCTGTATCAACAGCTTCAATACCAAGTAACTTTTTAATTGAATCTAATATCTTCGTTCCCATAAATCTGTATCTCCTTCTCTTCGTTCTGGCGAGATGGTTAATAAATTAGTTTTGTTTCCAAAGTGAATTGCGTTGTGTGTTCGATGCGAAACAACAATCAAAAATTCTGGATCAATTGCAATATCATTACTGTTTTCAAGATCTTCAATTGTTATTGGATTCATATGATGAATCAAAATTTTTGAAAATATTGGTCGATCTAGAATAGCAAGATCACAAGCTTCGTCGCGAGCGATAACATCTTGACGAACATGGCGCCATTCAACAGATCGATAAAAATCTTGATTAATATATCTATCAAATCCAAAAGTTCCAATTCCTACACTTCCACTTAATTTCAAATATTCAAATCGTTCTTCAAAAGTTTTTAATTTTATAAGTTCTGTGTAGGTTCTAATTTTCATCATCATCCCAATTATCATCACTTGGATTAGTCTGACCAGAATATCTTCGCATTGCTGTAAGAGCTTTTGCATAAAGTTCTTCAACTCTACCATGGGCTTTAATTGCTTCTGTTTTTGCAGAAATTAATTCTTTCTGTTGTTCCAGAATTTCTTTTTCAATTTGTTCTTTTGTCGAGGCCAGTTTTAAAAAATGTGTAATTATTTGTGAACTCGCACTACCATCTCGAAGCTGTTGTTCTGCTAGATCCATGGAAAGTGAAATCATTCTGTTCTCTTGTGCCTCTGGTGTTCGTGCAGGAGGTAACTTCTTTTTAGGTTGTGTTATAGTTTTATTATCGGTGGTCATTGAATGTACCTCCTTTCTATTAGATTATGTAATGTTTTGACTACCTTTTAGTGGTACCCTTTAGGATGCTTATTGTCTGAAAAGGAGAAGAACAGTGATCACCAACACCGTTTTGGAAGAAGACCAAGAAAACAACAATAAGCACCCTAAAGGGCACCCTAAAAATATCCCCCGGAGAAATTTTTAAG